GAGATTAGAAAGAGCGGCTTCACAGCCGCTCTTTTTTATTGTATAGTTTTTTCACTTCCTGACAGTTGCATTGGGCGACTGACATTAGCCAAGACAGGAGACTCAAATGGCTACCACTACTTTCAGCGGAGCAGTCCGCTCCGAAAATGGTTTTAAAGTTATTAATAAAAACTCAAGCACGGGTGCGATAACAGAAACCTCTTCTATTGCCTCTACCGGCATTTTTACAAACAAATATGTAAAGCACGTTGGTTTTGCAACAGGTGTAACAGTAAACACAACAGCCGGTGACAGTCCCTCTATCGGTGAGTTTACGCAGCCAGCTAACACGATCATTACTGACATAAAAATCTTCTGTGTCACTGCTCCTGTTATCGGAACGGGTGACATTGGATATGAGGTTGGTACATCTAGTTCTGGAGCACAGATTGTTGCAGCGATAACTGATGAGATTCTTGATGGTGGAACAACTGTTGTTGTTGGCAACGTAACAACCACCACACTGGTTGCAACAACACAGAACGCAGCCACTGCTCCAGTTTCTGCTCAGTACACCTCCGCAGAAAGAACAATTTATTGTAACATCACAAATACTGTAGATGCCACAACAGCAGGATCTTTTACGTTCATCATTGAATACGTTCAGGTGGCCTAGTAAGTTCATAAAAGGAGATTTACATGGCAGATGCAGTAACCTCACAAACTCTGATTGACGGCCCTAAACATGCTGTTATGAAGTTTACCAACGTCTCTGACGGGACCGGAGAGTCTGCCGTAAAGAAGGTAGATGTATCAGCTTTGGCCAGTAGTTTAGACGGTGTTGCATGTAGTGAAGTCGTTGTAGAACGTATTTGGTGGCAGTGTAACGGAATGAAGGTTCAAATTCTGTTTGACGCTACATCTAATGCTTTTTGTATTGAGTTGGGTGAAAACCAGAGCGGTCATCACGATTACAACTCTTTTGGCGGTTTGACTAACAACGCAGGCAGTGGAAAAACCGGAGATATTCTATTCACAACTGTGGGTCACTCTTCTGCGGACACTTATACGATCATGTTATACATGCGTAAGAAGTATGCGTAGGGAGTAACTAGATGGCAACTCGTAAAGCTACGATGCCAAAGCGTAACAAGAAAAATTTCCGCCCCACAAAATCTGGGGCGGGAATGACAAAAGCTGGTGTTGCAGCTTATAGAAAAGCTAATCCCGGCTCTAAATTAAAGACGGCTGTGACCGGTAAAGTTAAACCGGGCAGTAAGGATGCAAAGCGTCGTAAATCATACTGTAGTCGTTCTAAAGGCCAGATGAAGATGCATAACATAAATTGTTCAAAAACACCGAAAAAGCGCATTTGCGCTGCTCGTAGGAGATGGAAATGTTAAACCAACAGTTTGTGGTAGGCACTCTTTTTGTTGCTTTAGTAGGCATATGCGTGACGGGAGTTACTTGGATATCGTCTACTCTGATTGACGTGGACAAGAACATAGCTGTTATGTCTATACAAACAGAGCAGAATAGTAAAAAGATAGATGAACTACATGTCATGCTGAAGCCTATGTGGGAAGAGTTCACAGGGCGTAGCTTTGAAAATAATGCTGTTTATAAGAAATAAGTGAGGTTCAGCATGACCAGTGCAGTTAATTTAGGGGCAGGAGCCTGTCCAACTCGTAAAAGTAGTGTTGTACGCATGAAAAAAGGGGGTAAGGTGAAAAGTGGTGGTAAGATCTGTCCTAAGGGGAAAGCGTGGGCCAAACGTACATTTGACACATACCCGTCAGCGTATGCAAACATGGCAGCCTCAAAGTATTGTAAAGACCCCAACTACGCTAAAAAATCAAAGGGCAAGTAATGGGTCAGTTAAAAGAATGGGTGAAACAGGACTGGGTTAGGATTGGATCAGATGGCTCTATCAAAGGTAAATGTGGTACTTCAAAAGATAAGAGTAACCCTGATCGTTGCTTGCCTAGAGCTAAAGCTAATAGCTTGTCGAAAAGCGAACGAGCTACAACGGCTCGTAAGAAGAAGCGGGCAGGCTCTAAAGGAAAAACTACAGTCGCTAACACAAAAGCTGCGAAGGTAACAGGTTTAAGGAATGGCGGGGCTGTAACAAAGCCTAAACGTCCGTTTAACGGTAAGTCTGCTCCGGGAACGGTGGTAGCACGAGGTTGTGGTGCCGTTATGTCAAATCGTAGAAAAAGAACCAGTGGTTCTGTAAGTTAAACATAGGAGAGTAAAATGCCAGTTGTAATTAAACCTACTAAGCCAAAAATGAGCGGTTATCGCGGAGAAGATTCCGCCGCTGCGGAAGAGTATCAAAGCATGGTGAAATATGCTGAAGATCTTGCCAAATCTCATAATTCTTACGCTAAAGGCGGTGCAGTCAGCATGAAAAAGAAGGGCTACGCCAAAGGCGGCAAGGTCCAGAAAATGGCCGGTGGCGGCATGATGATGAAGAAAAAAGGCTATGCTAAAGGCGGCATGGTTGGCATGAAGAAAAAGGGCATGGCAAAAGGCGGCAAGGTAAAGTAACTTGCCCTATCTTCAAAGTAATATTCCGCACTTTAAATGCTGGGTGCGAAGAGAGTATACGTGCAATCATTCTAACTATCATGGCGAGTTTTTACACGGCATGGCTATTGCGGTCACGACCATGCCAAGCCGTTGTTTAAGCTTTCAAATGATTTTTACCGGATGTGAGACTGATGGCACGGATGACCCTAACGTGCATGGCGGTGCTATGTGGGCTCGTATGCCAATTACAGCCCTTGTTGGAGACACTCCTTTTGAGCAGTGGCCGGAGCCTATGCCGGTTCACTTAGCTCAACCGTGGGATTGTATGTCTCATAC